GGCGTTGACCCGCAAACGATGATCGATGCGGCAAGGGAGCTTTGCGAAGCCGAACGAAAGCGCGGCAATATTGGGACTCGGTTCATTCCGCAAGCTATTACTTGGCTTAACCAACAACGCTGGTCGGATCATGCGGCGGTAGCGATGATGCAATTGCTTGAGGCCAGCGAGCGCGCCTCATCCAAGGTCCACGTCAAGGCCGATACCCCACAATGGCGTGCATGGGCTCAGCATCTTGGGCGAGAGCCACCTCAGGACCGGCACTTCGGGTGGAGCTTCGACAGCGAGTGGCCGCCGGGGCATGAAGCCACTGTTTCCGAAACGGCGGTTTGAGTGGCCGCGTGATGATCGGATTGACGTGGTCACGTGAATTTATCCGCCACAAACGAGGGACAATTCAGATCATGGTGGGGCGACCGAGAAAAAGCGGACGGCGCGAACCGAGCGGGCGTATCCAGCGGGCGTACCAGAACCCGAAGGCGCAGGCCGCATCCCAGCCGCACCGTGTCGGCGTGGCACGCGAATACCGCGAGTGGCCGGAAGCCGGATCGGAGTTCGGGCGCATGATGCTGCGGGAAGTCATCACCCCGGCGCAGTACGAAGCTGGGATACTGTTTGCCGGGCTCTCGGTGGCTTTCTGTGCGGTTTACGACGTTCCGAGTCCTCACCCGCACGCCATGGATTTAACGCGCGTAGGAGTCTCGCTGGGCCGGGAAATGCCATCCGAGAAAGCGACCGAAATCAAGAAGCGCTACAACAGGGCTTTCGATGCCTGCGGGGAGGCGGGACGGAAAGCGCAGATGGCGGTCAAAAACTGCGCTGTGCTCGACCGGAAAATCGACAGTTTCGAAATGCGCGACCGGCTCCGCGCCGGTCTCGACAAGCTTATCCACCACTTTGGGATAGACCCTAAGCTTAAGCTTGACAGGGAGTCGCGAATAACCGATTCTCGTCATTAATGCAGATGCAGAATTGCGCCCGCCGGGATGACCGAGCGGGCGTTTTCATATCCAGCCCGCCCGGTCGTTTGATCGCGGCGGGTTTTGTTTTGAGGGGTCATATGCCTGGCGGTCGCCCTTCCTCCTACAGCGCAGAGATTGCGACCGCGATCTGCGTACGGCTGGGGTTGGGTGAAAGCCTTCGCGAGGTTTGCCGCGGTGAAGACATGCCGGACAAATCGACAGTCATGCGCTGGTTGGCCTCTCATCCAGAGTTCCGCGACCAGTACGCGGGCGCGCGCGAGGCCCAAGCGGACTATTTTGCTGAAGAGATTCTTGAAATCGCGGACGACGGCACGAATGACTGGATGGAACGTCAGCGTTCTGACGGCTCGACCGAAGAGGTGGAGAACCGCGAGGTCTTGAACCGCTCTCGTCTTCGTGTCGATACACGAAAGTGGCTTATGGCCCGAATGGCGCCGAAGAAATACGGCGACAAGATTACCCAGGAACACACTAGCGACCCGGAAAATCCGGTTCAGGTAATCCACAGGATTGAGCGAGTTATCATTGACCCGAAGCCTGCAGATACAGACGGCGAGGGTATTCCTCCCGCTTCTTGAGGCGTCACGATACAAGGCGGCGTTTGGCGGACGCGGAAGCGGGAAGTCTCAGTTCTTCGCCGACATGCTGATTGAGGATAGCCTATACGAAAAAGGGCTGCGCTCTGTTTGCATCCGCGAGGTGCAGAAGTCGCTCAAGGATTCAGCCAAGCGGCTGATTGAGGATAAGCTATCGAACAACCGGCTTGGCGAGGCCGATGGGTTCAAGGTCTTTCGTGAAGTGATCGAGACGCCAGGCGGCGGCGTTATCATTTTCCAAGGGATGCAGGATCACACGGCGGAATCCATCAAGTCGCTGGAGGGCTTCAAGCGTGCATGGTGCGAGGAAGCGCAGACATTAAGCGCGCGGTCTCTGTCATTGCTTCGCCCGACGATCCGCGTTGACGGGTCCGAGCTATGGTTTTCGTGGAACCCGCGTCGGAAGAACGACCCCGTCGACATGCTGTTGCGTGGTGACAGCACGCCAACAAATTCAAGAGTTGTCCGCGCCAATTGGTCAGATAATCCATGGTTCCCAAAAGTGCTTGATCAGGAGCGGCTTGATTGCCTTCGTGATAATCCGGATCAATACAATCACATCTGGGAGGGCGATTACGCTGGCGTTGTCAGCGGCGCATATTACGCCGCGTGCCTGACGGAAGCGCGGGCAAAGGGACGGATCGGCAAGGTATCGGCTGATCCGCTGATGACGTATCGGGCGTTCTTCGATATCGGCGGAACCGGCGCGCGAGCGGACGCGGTGGCGATCTGGATTGCGCAGTTTATCGGTCGCGAGATCAGGGTGCTTGATTATTACGAGGCTGTCGGACAGCCGCTTGCCACGCATGTGAACTGGCTGCGGGCGAATGGATACGGCAACGCGCTGATCGTGCTTCCGCACGACGGCACGACGCAGGACAAGGTTTTCGACGTGTCCTATGAGAGCGCGTTTCGTGACGCCGGTTTCGAGACTGTCGTGATCCCGAATCAGGGCAAGGGCGCCGCGTCGATGCGGATTGAATCCGGTCGACGGCTGTTTCCGTCGATATGGTTCAATGAGGAAACGACGACGGCGGGGATCGATGCATTGGGCTGGTATCACGAGCGCAGGGACGAAACCCGCAACATCGGCCTTGGGCCGAACCATGACTTTTCGTCTCACGGCGCAGATGCGTTCGGTTTGATGTGCATCGCCTATGAAGCGCCGAACGACGAACCCGTTAGGCGTCGTCGACAAGCCTCGGGCTGGATGAGCGCATAATTCATGTCAGATGAAATCTTGGACAACGTCGGCGGCGAAACCGGCGAACGAAAAGCCGTGTCCAAATCTGATTGGGATGACGTTCACGCGCGGGCTATGGAGGAGTATGCGCGTGATTATGAGCATGATCGCCGTAACATCGAAATGGCTTATGCCGACTTGGCATTCCGCCGCGGCGAGATTGAGGACCAGTGGGACCCGCAGGCGCTGAAAGCTCGTCAAGGCCGTCCGACGCATGTTATCAATCAAATCCCGCAATTTGTCCGGCAGGTGACCGGCGACATGCGGCAGGCAAAGCCTGGGATCAAGGTCATCCCGGTTGATAGCGTGGCCGATCCGAAGACTGCCGACGTGCTGGCGGGCATGGTCCGCTACATTGAGAACAGGTCTTACGCGCAAAGCGTCTACACGCAGGCCGCCGACAGTCAGGTGACATGCGGGGTCGGCCATTGGCGCGTCACCACGGAATACGCGAGTTCGACGACGTTCAATCAGGAGATCAGAATTGCATCAATCAGCGATGGCGTAGCGGTTATCTGGGATGCTGATGCTATCCTGCCGACGCGCGAAGATGCCATGCACGTCTTTGTTCCGGTCGATATGTCCCGCGAAAAGTTCAAGCAGCAGTGGCCGAACGCGCGATATGAGGGTTTTGAGATCAAAGAAGGCCAGCCGTTCTATGACTGGCACGGTGACGATTTCATTCGTGTTGCGGAATACTGGGTCAAGAAGCCGGTCAAGCGGCTGCTAGTGATGGCCCCGGACGGCGCTGTCAGCGACCTGACGGATACCGTTAAGGACCAGCCGAGCGAGGCTATCGAAGCTTATATTGCGCAGGTTCAACAGATGGGTGGCCGCGCGGAGTGGCGCGATAGCTTCAAGGTTGTTCAATACAAGATCACCTGCGCGGAGGTACTGGAGGAAAACGAGTGGCCGGGACTGCATATCCCGATTGTGCCGATTCTGGGCGAGGAGGTTTGCATCGGGCGCAACACCTATCGTCATGGCATGGTTAGGTACGCCAAAGAACCGCAGCGCATGTTGAACTATTACGCATCGGCCGAAACCGAGGTGATCGCGTTGCAGCCGAAAGCGCCGTGGATCGGTACGCGCAAGATGTTCGAGAAGAACTACGATATTTGGGAGACGGCGAACACCGAGAATCATCCGTTCCTCGAATACACGCCGGACGGCGCCGCTCCGGGTGGTCCGCAGCGTGTTCAGCCTCCCGTGGCTTCGCAGGCGATCCAGCTAGGGCGTCAGCAGGCTTCCGATAGCATACGCGCAGTGATCGGAATCTATGATGCATCTTTAGGCGCGCGCTCGAATGAGACAAGCGGCATTGCCATTCGAAGGCGGGAATCGCAGGCTGATACGGGTACGTTTGTCTATCACGCGAACTTCTCGCTCGGCATCCAGCGCACTGGCCAGATTATCGTTGATCTTATCCCGCACATCTACGATTCGCGGCGTACCGTTCGAATTGTCGGTTTAGACGGGAAGCAGGAAACGAAGGACATTAACAAGCCGACGCTGAAAGACGGTGTCGAGACCGTCGAAAACGATGTAACGGCTGGTTCGTATGACGTCGTGATGGTCGCCGGTCCGAGCTATGCCACGCGCAGGCAGGAAGCGAGCGATGGGATTACCGCATTCCTGCAAGCCTATCCGCCAGCGGCTCCGGTGCTTGGTGATATTTATGCCAAGATGCAGGACTGGCCGGACGCCGAGGAGATTGGAGAGCGTCTAGAAACGCTTCTGCCGCCGGCGCTCAAGGCGCAGTTGAAACAGCGCCAGCAGGAACCGGGCGCGGCTCCGGAGCCGCCGACGCCGGAAGAACAGCAGGCCGCGCAGGAAGCCCAGATCAAGCAGCGCGCCGTCATGATCGAGCTTGAAGGCAAGGAGCTGGATAACCAGCAGAAGAAGGTCGATATAGCCGCCAAGGCGCAGGAGATTCAAAACCCCGGCATGGCTGATCAGTCTGTCGCGATAAAGGCTCATGCCGAGATAGCGAAGGCCGAGAACGACGCGCGCATGGCTGAGCTTGAATATCAGGCAAAGCAGATCGAGCTTGAACAGAAGCAGCGCATGGCTGCGGTCGAGTTTGAAATCAAGATGGTTGAGCTTGCCGCAAAGCAGGCTGGCGTTATGCATTCGCGCGAGCGGCACGAAACACAGATGCATCATGACGCTCAGCGTCATGTGCAGGAGCAGGAACGCGAGTTGGAGCCTGCCGAATAGGTCATCCGATGGCTGGCGTATGATGCGCCGGACGCGATGAGAGCGCCGCCTTCGGGCGGCTTTTTTTATGGAAAAACAAATGGCTGACGAAACCACGCTGGCGGATGCGCCGGGCGATGAAATCGTGAATCTTGATCAGGCGGAAGAAACCTCGACGGGGGCTGAAATCAAGCCTGACGATACGGAATCGGAAAAGGCGGAAAGCGCTGGCGACAATGCCGGTGATGATGCCGGTGCCGATGATGACAAGCCAAAAAAGCTATCCGGTTCTCGCCGCGAGAAACTTCGCAATGAGGTATTGCGGCGCGAGAATGCCGCGCTGATGGAGCGCCTTGAGCAGATTGAGCGCGCGCAGAAGGAAAGTCAGGCGGGAGCGGACAAAGAGCCGCAGGAAGCCGATTTTAACGGCGATATCTTCGCCTATGAGCGAGCGATCAACGCCTACAATACGCGGAAGATTATCCGCGAGGAAAATTCGCTGGCGGAACAGCGCCGGTCGGAAGCAGAGCGAAACGACGCATGGCGAGATGCTGTCGTTGCTCATGAGGAGCGCGTCGAGGAAGCGCGAGATAGCATCACTGACTATGACCAGATTCTGGCGTCATCGCGAACGCCGGTTAATCCGGAAGTAGGTCGTGAGATTATCGCGTCCGACAAGAGCGCTTTGCTTTCGTACTACCTCGCCAAAAACCCTGACAAGTTGCAGGCACTGAACGGAATGACCGGAAAGGAGCTGGCCCGCGAGATCGGCCGGCTTGAAGGCGCTATTCGGATGCCCGCGTCAAATCGCAAAACCAATGCTCCGTCTCCGATCCAGCCTTTGAAGGGTGGCGCAGCGCCTGCATTCGATCCGTCGAAGTCGTCGATGGAAGATTACATCGCAAAGCGAACTTCAGGCTGGAGCGGCTAGGAGCCGATCCAAACCAGCTTGCCCGTCGTGATGACGCGCAGCCCAGAGCGGCACGCAGTGATGCGCCCCGCCAGAAGGACCTTAAAACATGGCTACCAACACCACTCTGACCGCCGATATCATCGCCAAAGAGGCGTTGATGCATCTCGACAACAACCTTGTGTTCGCGAAGCAGGTTTATCGCGGATACGAAAATGAGTTCTCCAAGAAGGTCAACGGCTACGAAGTGGGTGAAACCATTTCGATTCGCCGCCCGACTGACTTCACGGTCCGCACCAACGCCACCATGGCGACGCAGGATGTGACCGAGGGCAAGGTTGCGCTGACCGTCAATCAGCGTCGCGGCGTTGATTTCGAGTTCACCTCGCAGGACCTGACCTTGAAAATCGGAGAGCTTGGAGAGCGTGTCATCAAGCCCGCCATGATCCAGCTTGCGAACTCTGTCGATACGTTCCTGTCGGGGATGTATGCCAGCGTTCCGAACTGGGTCGGCACCTCGACGAAGAAAATCGGCTCTTATTCCGACTTCGCCAAGGCTCCGGAACGGATGGACGAGCTAGCGGTGCCGCAGGATACCCGCGCGGCGGTTCTGTCGCCGTCCGATCACTGGGCGCTCTTGGGCTCCCAGACCAGTCTCTACATTCAGGATGCTGCGAAGGGCGCTTATCGCAAGGGATCGCTTGGCGAGATCGGCGGGGTCGATACGTTCATGTCCCAGAACGTGCTGACCCACACCGCCGGCACTCGCACGAACGGCACTATCGGTGCTTCGATCACTGCGGCCACTGTCACCTATCTGTCTGTCAAGGACTCGATGACGCAGGTTGTCGCGTTGTCCGGGCTCGGCAATGCCAAAACCGTCAACAAGGGTGACGTGTTTACCATTGCCGACGTGTATGCGGTGAACCCGGTGACGAAGGCGCGGCTTCCGTTCCTGAAGCAGTTCGTGGCCATGGAGGACAAGACCGCCGACGGCTCCGGCAACACCAATCTCACCATCTATCCCGCGATGATCTGGTCTGGCGCGTTCCAGAACGTCGCGGTCACGACGGGCGTGACCGATCTCAATACCAAGGTGGTGACCTGGTTCTCCGCAGCGGGCGCCCAGGATCGTCAGAACCTGGTGTTCCACAAGAACGCCTTCGCTCTGGTGATGGTCCCGCTTGTCAAGCCGCCGGGCGCGGTTGACGTGTCTCGCCAGTCCTACAAGGGGACCAGCGTCCGCGTCATCCCGGTCTATGATGGCACGAACGACGTATCCAAGTGGCGTCTGGATATCCTGTTCGGCGGCGCTGCCATTGATCCGCGTCTTGCGACGCGCATTAACGGTTCTGCCTAATCATGACTTAGCCAACTGCGGCGGCCTATGGGCCGTCGCTTTTTTATGAGGTCGCGCTATGTCAAAGACCGCTGATGATCTGATCTATGAGGCGGCGGCCATTCTTGGCAAGAATGTTGCCGGTGAATCGCTCGGCAATGTCGAATATCAGACGATCAGTGCGGAGGTTGACAACACCATCGCGACAATCAGCAATATCGTTTACCTCGATAAAGACGATATCCCTGACAGGCTTTTCAGTGCGGTTGCCGATATCGTCGCGTCGTTCGCGGCGGCTAAATTCAGTCAGCAGAAGCTTGACCCGTCGTCGATTGAGGTTTTGGAAAACAGGCTTCGCTATCTTGTCGCGCCAGAACGGACGCGAAAAACGCTGGCGATTGATCCGGGCCTAAGCCCGTATCGCCGTAACTATTATGACGGTTATCGCGGATGACTGCCGTCCCGTTCCCCCTCCTGTCATCGCCCGGAAAACATCCGCAGGCGTCGGGCGGACGGCTGATTAACTGCTATCCCGAGAAATTAAGCGGGACTGCCGGTCAACCGTATGCCTATTGGCGATGCGCTGGTCTTGTCGGGTTCGGGACCGCTGCATCCGGCGACTATCGCGGATCACTTGTGGTCGGTAACACGCTCTATGCCGTATTTGGCGACAAGGCATACAGTTTTTTATCGAGCGGAGGAGCAGGAGAGCAGTTAACCGGAACCGTTCCCGGGACAGCGCCTGTTATCATGGCGCGAGATAATGCGGCAACGCCGAACATCGTGATCGTCTCTCCCGGAGATGGCGCTGTCATCATATCAGGTACCGCCGTCGCGGCTTACCCTGACATTGATGTAGGTCAACCGAACGCTGTCGCCTATCTGCGCGGAGCGTTTCACTTCACCTATGGTGATGGGAAGGTCCGAAACTCGGATACCAACTCGCTTAGCATCAACACATTGAGCGTCGCGGCGGCGGAGAGCAAGCCGGATGCGCTTTACAGGCCGATCCCTCTCGGAAACGGTCAACTGTTGCTCTGTGGCACCTCGTCAATCGAGGTGTGGGGCGGACAGGTCAACGATACTGGCTACCTGTTTAACTATATCGCGACCATCGCGCGCGGGATTGTTGGACCATACGCCGTCGCCGGTCATGACGACGGATGGGGCAAAGGGATTTATTTCGTAGGAGACGATTTCCGCGTCTCGCGTCTTGACGGCTACACGCCTGTTGCTGTGTCTCCTGCGGAGCTTGATCTTTGCATTGAGCGTGAGGCCGATAAAGCAGCCATTCAAGTGTGTGTGTATGTCGCTCAGGGGCACGGCTTTGTCGTGGTCAGCGGAACAGACTGGTGCTGGGAGTTCGATACTACGCTCGAAAGCTGGCATGAGCGGCAGAGCTACGGCCAGAAAAAATGGCGCGGGCTGTTTCCGGTCAAGGCGTTCGATAAATGGATTTGTGGCGACGCCTTATCCAGCAGCATGCTTGAGATTTCCGGCACCGCTCAAGATGAGGTCGGAACACCGCTGCGCATGCGGATCGAGACTGGTCCCATTGGTGGATTCCCGAGCGTGCTTCGGATCAATGGCATTGAGCTTTATCTGACGACGGGTGTCGGTATCGCGACGGGCAATGATCCTGTCCAGACCGATCCTGATGTTGAAATTTCAATGTCCAGAGACAGCGGCCAGACCTGGGTCAACCCGCGCGTCTTGAAAGTCGGGCGTCAGTCTCTGACGGGAGGACGTATCCGATCGTCGATTTGGGGGCAGGCGGACGTGAAGGGCGTGCGCTGGCGGTTTGACCAATCCAGCAATGTCCCGTTCGGCTTCATGGGAGCCGACATGCAAGCGGACGTGCTGCGCTGATGGCCAGAACGATTACAATTCCATCCGCGGCAGAGCAGTTTCTCATGCCGGATGGGACGATCAATCCGAACTGGTATCTTGTTCTCAAGTTTCTTGAAACGCTTCAGCCGCTTTCCGATCTTCCGTTCGCCACCAAGTCAAATGTGGTCCGAACAACCAACGCTCAGACCGGAACGAGCTACACATTTGCGAAAGCAGATAGCGGCAATGTCTGCACGTTCAACAATGCGGCAGCTACAACCGTAACCGTACCGCCCAATTCATCGGTTGCTTTCGATATCGGAACGCAGATCGACGCCATCCAGATCGGCGCGGGCAAGGTCACATTCGCTCAGGGCTCCGGAGTGACTATCAACTCTATCGATTCCAACAAGGCTATATCCGCGCAATACGGTGCGGCGACTTTGTTGAAGATCGCGACGAATGAGTGGGTCTTGTTCGGCTCTCTTGACGCATGACGCATTTTAGCTTCGGTGCAGCGTCGCAGGTGCGAAAGTTTATCACCGCGACGGGCGGCACCGTCACGACGGACGGTAAATACAAAGTCCACAAGTTTACCGGGAACGGCACGTTCGTCATCACGGACGCGCCTAGCAGCGCTGCGGTTGAATATCTGATTGTCGGCGGTGGCGGATCAGGAGGTGGCGGGGCCTATACCGGAAGCGGGAGCAACGCTGGCGGCGGCGGCGGCGGGGCTGGTGGGCTCCTGTCAGGGACGATGCCAATTTCGGTCGGGAGCTATCCGGCTGTTGTCGGAGGCGGCGGCTCACCCGCAATCGCCATGGGAGGAACTCCCGGTAATACAGGGAGCAATTCGTCCTTCAATGGTTTGACGGCCCTTGGCGGCGGCGGCGGCGCTGGCGGAGGAACGACAACCGGTAAATCCGGAGGCTCTGGCGGTGGCGCTATCGGGAGTGGCTCTGGTGGCGCTGGCACAGCGGGGCAGGGCCACGCGGGTGGAACAGCGTCAGGCAATGGGCAGGGCGGCGGCGGTGGCGCTGGCAGCGTGGGTGGTAACGGATCGTCCGGTACCGGCGGCACCGGTGGGGCAGGCTTCGACAGCTCGATTACGGGGTCCATGGTGAACTATGCGGCCGGCGGCGGCGGCGCTGCATATGCGAGCGGGACACCCGGCGCGGCTGGTGGGGCGAGCGCTGGCGGTGGCGGCTCTGTCGGCATTGTTGCGGGTCAGCCTGGCGTCGCGAATACCGGCGGCGGCGGTGGCGGCGGTGGCGGGCCATCAAGTGCTTCCTATCTGCCCGGCGGTGCGGGCGGCTCCGGCGTCGTGATTATTCGGTACAGATTTCAATAGGTGGAAGATGGCATCATTTCTGAGCACGTTGTTCGGTGGCGGGGCTGAAAAGGAAGCCGCGGAGAAAAACCGCGCCGCACTAGCGACTTATCAGACCCAGGGTCTTGGTGCACTTGATAGTGGCCTTACATCGTCGAAGGGATACCTTGACAACGCTGGTTCGATCTATTCCGGGTTGCAGGACAAGTACGGCGCCGGGACGAAGCTCTATCTTGACGCGCTCGGCGTCAATGGGCCGGACGCGGCGAAGGCTGCGCAATCATCGTTCACGACGTCGCCCGGATACGAGGCTGGCATTGACGCCGGGCTTTCGGCCATCAATCGTCGCCGCGCGGGTGCCGGGATGCTGGACAGCGGTAACGCCGATCTGGACGCGATGACGTTCGCGCAGAACGCGCAGAACCAGCAATATAATAACTGGCTTTCAAATCTTGGCGGACTGATCAACCCTGAAGTTGCGTCGGCATCGGGAACGGCGGGGAATATGACGAACCTGTCGAATCTTTATCAGAACGATGCGAGCAACCGTATCGGCCTCTACGGCAACGTCGCGAGCGGAAATATCGCGGCGAACAACTTGCAGGCGCAGGGCGCATCCCAAGGCGCGCGAAACCTGCTCGGCGGCGCGCTGTCACTCGCCGGGCTTGGGACGAATATCTTTACCGGCGGCGGCGGTTCTAGCCTGTTTAAGTAATAAGAGGTGACATAATGGCAGTCGCGCCCTTGCAGCTTCCCGGTTATCAGTCCGCGCCGGATATTAATTGGTCGCCGCTTGATCAGCTTGGAAAAACGATCAAGGTTTATCGCGATAAAGCCGCGCTTGGCGATATCATGGCGAATGCTGATTTCAGCAATCCGCAGTCGTTGCACGATATTGCCAAGCAGGCATATGCAATTGATCCGTCAACCGGGATGACGCTGGCAAACCTTGGAACGCAGCGCGCCAACACGATCTATCAGCAAGGCCGTGACGAAAAGAACGACGCATGGCGGCGTGAGGAATCGGAACGCGCACAACGTAACGCGGATAGGTCTTACGGATTGCAAGCGCGTGCGGCGGCGCGGGCTGATGAAACTGCGCTCGATAAAATGAATGAGCGCGCATCAGTTTTGGATGCCACCGGCATTGACAGGAATTCACCTCAAGGCAGAGCATATCTTTTGACGGGGAGGCTTTCCGAAGAAAGCTCACTGGCGAATGAGATTGACCAGCGCCGAAGGGCTGCCGCATCTCTTGGACTTGATCCGGGTTCGCCCGGTTATCAGTCTTATGCATTGACTGGTAAGATGCCTCGCGAAGATGCTCAACCGCTTACCGCGACAGACAAAAAGGCTATTCTTGAAGCCGATGAACTGGTGCAAAGCACAAAGAGTGTTATCGGCAATCTTGAAGAAGCTAAAAAAATATCATCGAAAGCATTCTCTGGCCCTGCGGCTGGCGCTAGAGGATATGCTGCAAGCTTTCTTGGGAATAGCAGCGATCTTGGCAAGGCAGGTATTGCTACTACCGATCTTAACAACCTTGTCACGACGAATGCGCTAACTCAATTGAAGGCTATTTTCGGCGGTAATCCGACAGAAGGCGAGCGCGCCATCCTTCTCGACATTCAGGGATCATCTAGCCAGCCTGACGCCGTAAGACAGAAAATCTTTGACCGCGCTATTCAACTGGCACAGCGTCGTCTTGAATTTAATTATCAGAAGGCAAACGAATTGCGCGGCGGTCAATATTACAAGACAAAGACCGGCAACGCGCAGGATCAAAATCAGAATAGCGGAATTACCCAACAGCAATATGATGCACTTCCATCAGGTTCGGTCTTTGTCGCGCCGGACGGCACGCGGCGCGTGAAGCCTTAAGAGGTCTATCATGGCGAACTGGTGGGATAGCGCGCCGTTGGCTGAGCCTGTCAAGGCTCAGTCGCAATCTGGGAATTGGTGGGACGCTGCTCCAATCGCAAAAAACGAGCCTGTAAGCGATATCGAGCGTGCTAAGGCTGAGCTTGCAAAAGGGCTGCGTGAAGTCAAGTCCGGCGATATGGATACATACCGCGCCGCATCGTTTAGGACAAATCAGGGAGCAAGGCCAGCAAACGCGACTGATGCAGCCGTCAACGGTATGACGGCTGGTTTTTCCGATGAGATAAGCGCAGCATTACGCGCACCTATTGACATGCTTTTGCGCGGCGAAGGATACAATGAAGCATATCAACACAATCTCTCGGCAGAGCGCGATAGATTAGAGCAGTATCGCAAGAACAATCCAGCTTTGGCGGCATCTTCCGAACTTGCCGGAAGCCTTGCTTTCCCATTTAGTAAAGCTGCTGGCGCTATCAAATCTGGCGTTGCTTCCGGCATGGTGTTCGGAGCCGGTAATAGCGAAGGCGATCTTTCGCAACGAGCATCTGATGCGGCGGTCGGAGGCATGCTTAGTGGTGCGCTTGGTGCCGCCATGTCTGGCGCTGGCCGCATTATCGGCGGAAAGGCACCATCTCCAACACCGTCGATTGGAGAGCTAAAAGAAGCTGCGCGGCAGGGATATAAAAGCGCAGCCATTAAAGAGCTTGAACTTGATCCTAAGGCGGTATCAAACGCAGTTACAGGAATCCGCGCACGTCTTGATGCTGAAGGTCTAGATGAGATTATCGGACCGAAGGCGCACGCAATTCTCAAGCGCATTGGGAGCGTCCCAGATGACGCCATCATGACCGGTCAAAATCTTCATTCGCTGCAAAAAACGCTAGGGAAGGCGGCACAATCTATTGATCCGCAAGAGCGCCTTACAGCAAAGATGGCGCTCAACGAATTTAACGATTTTCTAGAAAACATTCCTGCGCAATTCGTCAAGCGAGGGAATGTTGATGACTTCGTAAATACGATGCGTGAGGCGAACGCCAACTATGCTCGCGCGATGCAATCTGGAAACATTGATCAGAAAATCATTCAGGCCGAAACACGTGCTGCTGCGGCAAATTCGGGAATGAATGTAGCCAACACGATCCGGCAGCGCATGGCCGACGTGAAGCTAAATCCAAAGCTTAATCGCGGTATGCATGCCGACGATATTGCAGCCGCTGGCCAGATCGCAGAAGGCACAAAAACACAAAATCTTATTAGAAAAATAGGGAACATCGCTGGCGGCGGCGGCGGAATGGGTTCGCTCGTTGCTGGCGCTATCGGATCGGGCGCGGCATATGCCGGGGATTCCAATCCGGCGCTTGGGCTTGCGTTGCCAGCGTTTGGAATGGCTATGCGCGGCGTTGGAAATAGAATGACACTCAATCAGGCGCATAAATTATCCGAGGCGATCAGGTCTCGCGCGCCGCTGGCAAGCGCAACGAATAAATTCGAGGAAAAGGTTGCGCAATTTTTTGCCGACAGGAATTCGAAGAATGCAGCGGCGGCATCAATTGCGGCAAGGAATCTGTCAAGCAATCTTCGCGCCGTCGGTTTTGATATTTCCGCAGGCGACTTGATGAACTCATTGAGGGGACCGTATCCAGGTCGCGCCGACGATGAGATAGAAGTCCAGCGGCCACCAGGCCAATAGAAACACAGCGACAAAATAAATCAGCAAGGCCGTCCGATAGGGCGGCTTTTCTTTTTTGGGAGTTGATATGATCAAACGATCTTCCGCCATTCTTGCAATTGTTGTCGCTTCTGCATCATGCGCGCAAGCCGCAGGAACGCTCCCCGGTTTTTCGCTGACGCCGCAGTTTGACCAGAACGGTAAGCCTGCCCCCGGATGCCTTCTGTATACCATTCAGGCCGGGACCACTTCCACGCCGCAGAACGCCTATCAGGATAGCGGCCTTTCCATCCTGATGCCAAATCCTATTTCCTGCGATGCATCTGCGCGGCTGCCGCAGTTCTTCCTTGCTGATGGGCTGATTAAGGTTCGCCTGACCACCTCGACAGGAACGCAGATATTCGTTCAGGACAACCTGCTTGTCATCGGCCCTTCATCCGGTGGCGGCGGGGGAGGCGGCTCGGTCGATCCCACGACCGTCCTGCAAACCGGGGCGGTGCAAGCCTATTACGGGACCGGCACGCGAAGCGGCTATGTGAGGCTCAACGGGCGAACCATCGGGTCCGCGACATCAGGTGCGACGGAACGCGCGAACTCGGATGCGCAACAACTCTTTGAATATCTGTGGAACACGGATTCGACCCTGACCGTATCGGGTGGCAGGGGAGTTTCCGCGAATGCCGATTGGCTCGCGAACAAGACGTTGACGCTTCCTGATGCCCGCAACCGTGTGTTCGCCGGTCTTGGCGACATGGGAAACAGCGACGCCGGCCTTTTTGCGGGGCTAACGTTCTCATCTGGCAACAGCACCACTCTTGGCTCCGTACTCGCGGGGACGGTGACGCTAGCGACGGAGAACCTACCGCCGTACACGCCATCCGGATCGATCAGCGCTGTCACGCCGCAATGGTCAGGTCCGTCAACACGGACTCAGCTTGCGGTGACCACAAACGGTGTCGCTTACAATCAATATTGGTCAGGGACGCAGAACGCAGATCTAAATTCGAGTGTTACAGCGACATTCACCGGCACGGCGCAGGGCGGAACATCGACTCCTGTCAAGGTCGCGCAGCCAACCATCCTGATGACCATCTACATAAAACTGTAGAAAATCATGAGAAAAATCAGATACTTGGATGTATCGCGGCTTCGCGAGTTGTTTTCTTATGATCCCATCACGCACGAGATGCGGAAAATACTTCATGGCGACTTCGCCAGCACAGGGGTCGCATAATGGGCATTTCATTAAACGCCACGGCCACGAACAACGCTGACTGGAAAACTGTCTTCGAGTTCTCTTATGACGACACCGGAGAAGCGATCGACTTCACGGGGGCGACCGTGAAAATCGATGTCAAGGATCAGCGCGGGACCTTGCTGATTGATGCGACGACGGACAACGGCCTGTTGTCAATCGTCGATATCGGCCGCGTCGAGATGAGCATTCCAGCCTCTGCGATGGAGCCTCTGTGCCCCGGCACCTACAACATCGGCGCTGTTTGCAATGTCGACGGTGTGACAATCTCACTTTTCACGGGAACGGTTACGGTGATTGACGGAGTGGCGCGGCTATGAGCGGTCCTGTTATCAAAGTCAGGGTTATCCGTCAGCCTGTGCTCAAGGCAAGGATGCTGAGCCAGTGGCCAGCCCGCGTCGCTGTCGGGGCGGTGACGACGGGAGAACCGGGAACGAGCGCAGCGGTTGAGAATGTCGGCACCGCTGGCTCTGCCGTACTGAACTTCACGATACCGCGCGGGGACAAGGGCGAAACTGGCGCGACCGGGCCGCAGGGCAGTACCGGACCGGCTGGGCCGAAGGGTGACACGGGAGACACCGGCGCGACCGGCCCGACTGGGCCAAAGGGAGACACCGGCGACAAGGGCGACACAGGGCCGGATGGCCCGACTGGCGCGACCGGACCAAAGGGTGACAAGGGAGATACCGGCGACACCGGGCCAAAGGGAGACACCGGAGCGACCGGACCAAAGGGTGACACGGGAAATACTGGCGCTACCGGCCCTAAGGGGGACAAAGGCGATACTGGCGACACAGGGCCGGCTGGACCGACTGGCGCGACCGGCTCCATCGGTCCGAAGGGCGATACAGGAGATACAGGACCAAAAGGCGACACGGGTGCGACTGGTCCTAAGGGGGACAAAGGCGATAAGGGCGACAAAGGCGACAGCGGATCAGGAACTGGCGACATGCTCGCCGCGACCTATGATCCCAGCAACAAGGCTGCTGACGCCTTCAGTCAGGACAACATGTCCGATGGCGCGACCAATAAAAACTACACCGCGACGGAAAAGACGAAGCTCGCGGGTATCGCAAGCGGCGCGACTGCTAATACCGGAACGGTAACGTCTGTCAATGCAACCGTACCGACCGGACTTTCTGTATCCGGAAGCCCGATCACGACAAGCGGCACTTTAGCGGTGACATGGTCCGCTGGGTATCAGGCGTACACTTCGACCGAGGCGACGAAGCTGTCCGGGATTGAATCCGGAGCGCAGGTCAATCCCGGCAACGCCACGACCGGCGCGGCGGGTCTCATGTCGGCCACCGACAAGTCAAAGCTTGACGGTGTCGCAAGCGGCGCGACTGCGAACACCGGAACGGTAACGTCGGTCGGACTGAGTGCACCAACGGG